ACCGGCGGCAGCTATGCAATCCAGACCACTGCCGGAACCCAGACGGTCGATTGGTCCGGCGCGGATAACACCTGGTACATGGTAGTCGCATCGTTCAAGCAAGCTGCGGCGGGCGGCGCAATCTCCGGGTCTACGGCAGGCACAAGCTCTGCCAGCGGCGCACTGACCGGGGCGGGAGCGCTTGCAGGGACTGCCACAGCGGTCGGGTCGCCGGTTGCGACGCTGATTGGGGCTGGCGCTCTGGCAGGGGCAAGCGCGGGGCTTTCGACTTGCTCAGGCAATCTCGAAGGGCTGGCGGAAGCAGCAGGGACTGCAGCCGGGATTGGTGCGGCGAGCGGCGTCCTGGCCGGGGAAGGCGCTCTGGCCGGAAGCTCAGCGGGCCAGGCGACAGCAAGCGGAACACTTACCCCTCCCAGCGGCGACGGGGCGATGATTGGCGCAAGCGCCGGTACATCGAGCGCAAGCGGCTCGCTGGCAGGCTCGGGAGCTTTAGCCGGGGCAGGCGCGGGTGCATCGACAGTATTGGCTATCCTGATGATGTTTGGTTATATAACCGGGGCTACAGCCGGGGTAAGCAGCGCAGGTGGGATACTGACAGGTTATGGTGAGCTGAGCGGATATTCCGACGGTGTGAGCATTGCAGACGGCACACTGGGCGGGGCGGGCGTACTGGCAGGGAATGCGGTCGGGTTTTCGGTGGCGTCTGGGGTGCTGTTGGGCTATGTGATTGTTGATACTCCACGTAATCGTATATTTATCACACCGGCACGCAGCGGTCTGACCGCTCTCGGAGCGGTCGAACGAGTGACCACGCCCGTCAGGGGAACCAGTTACAGCCTGGGCGCAAGCAACCGTGTTTTCACGCCCGCGGCGGCAGATAGGACGAAATAGATGGATGCTGTTTTCGTTTTGCAGATCGGTGAAAAGTACGACTTCTCGATTGACATGTCAACCATCTGGCCGAATGACACCATCGCTTCGGTAGTGTGGACTATCCCAGCTGGTCTGACTGGCAGCGGCCAGATGAACACGACCACAACGGCGACGATCTGGATCGAACGCACGGCGAGCGGTGACCTGGTGGTCGATGCACTGTTGACATCGACGGCGGGAAGAAAAGAAAAAGTGCAATGGCTGTTTCAGGAAAAGTAGGGTGGTGGTTTGATGGCTGAATGGAACGAGTTGCAATTACGTTTTGATCTGGACTTAGACGAGATCGGGGAGGACTCCGCCGAACGGATGATCTCGCCGATGGAGGCGCGGCAGATCTCGGAGGCAGCGCGGATGGCTTTCGACCAGCTCCGGGCGCAGACGGCGAGCTTCCGGCAGGGGTGGTGGGAGGACTATACCCGGCTGATGGAGCTGGGTTGGCCATGGCGGGTGGCGACCTATATCGCCTGGGCAAGCAGCCCAAAGAAAGACCGGAAACCGGCATCGCTGCAGGCGCTGGCAACAGAAGTGCTGGGGTTGACCGGGCCGCGGCAGATCTACAACTGGCGCAAGAAGTATGCAGGGATCGACGCGACGGTGGCAATGCTGCAGGCGGCAAGCCTGTGGGATCACCGGCGGGATGTTCTGGAGGCGCTGGTGGATAGCGCGTCGGACCCGGATTATAAGCACCACCCGGATCGCAAGCTGTACCTTGAGATGACCGGCGATTACACCCCACGCTCGGAGCTCAATATTGGGCGGAAGGCAAGCGGGGATGTGGCTGAGCTGAGCGACGCTGAGCTGGAGGCGATTGTGGGGGAGCGACTGACAACGAATTCGGGGCACGAATTGAACGAATTAGATCAAGAGCAGATTGCTTCGCAGGCTCGCAATGACGACGAGCAGATTGCTTCGCAGGCTCGCAATGACGACGACCAGATTGCTTCGCAGGCTCGCAATGACGACGACCAGATTGCTTCGCAGGCTCGCAATGACCCTGAGGTGAACGATGGGGATTAGCGCGCAGGTGGTGCAGGCAGATGCGGCGAAGGTGGAGCTGGCGCGGCGGGAGCTGGCCAGGCGGCGCTTTGTGGATTACGAGTGCTATGTGGCACCGTACTATCGACCGGCGCGGCACCACCGGCTGGTGGCAGAGTATCTGGAGCTGGTGGAGACGTACATCCGGACCAAAGGCGCAACCGGGATTGGACGGCTATTGATCCTGGAGCCACCCAGACATGGGAAGAGCGAACAGGCGACGAAACACTTCCCGAGCTGGGTATTGGGCAGGCTGCCGGATACGCGGGTGATCATCACGAGTTACGGGTTCGACCTGGCGCAAGATTTCAGCCGGGCGGTGCGGGATATCGTGGCAGGCGAGCGCTACCGGAACCTGTTCGGAAGCCATTCCACGGTCGATGCTGAGGTGGAACTTTCGAGCGATAGCCGGAGCGTGCGAGCGTGGGACCTGGCAGCACCGAACCGGGGCGGGGTAGTGGCGGCGGGCGTGGGCGGTGGGATCACCGGCAAGGGTGCGCACTTATTTATTATCGACGACCCGTTCAAAAACCGGGAGGAGGCGGAATCCGAGCCGCGGAGAGAATCGATCTGGCAGTGGTGGACGAGCACGGCTTACACCCGGCTGGAGGATGGGGCGGCAGTGGTGGCGATGCTGACCCGCTGGCACGGGGATGATTGGGCTGGCAGGATACTCAAGCTGATGGCGACCGACCCGCTGGCGGACCGGTGGGTGATGCTGTGCCTCCCGGCGATATGGGAAGAGCCGGAGATCCCGGAGGGGAAGACCTTCGACGAGCTGCAGCGGGAGAAGATGCTGGAAGGGGTGTGGCTGGATAAGGAAGATCCGCTGGGCCGGAAGCCAGGCGAGGCGCTGTGGCCAGAGAAGTATTCGGCGGACGAGCTGGCGATCAAGCGGCGCAATATGGGCGATTACGACTTCCAGGCGCTTTACCAGCAATGGCCGTTCAACCGGAGCGGGTCGATGTTCAAGCGGGAGTGGTTCACGGTGGTGGACCTGCCGCCAAAGCCGGAAGATGTGGTGATGCGGATCCGAATGTGGGATAAGGCTGGATCGCAGTCGGGCGACGGCGACTATGCGGTAGGCGTGCTGATGAGCTGGACCAAGGACGAGCTGGTGTATGTGGAAGATGTCGCCAGGCTGCAAGGGACACCGGGCGAAAGGGACGAACTAATTAAGTCCACGGCGGAGATCGACCTGACCCGCAAGGGGCCACGCGTGCGAACAATGCACCAGCAGGACCCTGGTACGGCGGGGGTGGATAGCGCGCAGGCGGCCAACCGGATGCTGGCAAAGATCGGGATGAAAACCGAATTTGAGACGCTGAGCGGCGACAAGGAAGTGCGGGCGGGGCCGTGGTCTTCAGCGCTGCAGGGCGGCGGGGTGCGACTGGTGCGGGCAGCGTGGAACGCGGCCTACATCGACGAGCACATTGCTTTCCCGAAAGGCCGGTATGACGATCAGGTGGACGCCAGCTCGACGGGATATTCTAAATTGACCGGCCATACGCCGAGGGAGAGCCGGATCTTATGAAATTCATGGACCGGGTGCGAAATATATTCTATACGGCGGCAGTGAAGGCACAAAAGCTGACGTTCATTCCAAGTTGGGTGCGGGCGGTGTGGATGGAGGTCAGTTTCAACAGCCTGGTGCAAAACGGTTACAAGGCCAGCTCAGCAGTGTTCGGGTGCGTGCGGGCGCTGGCATTCAGCTTCCCGGAGCCTGAGCTGGTGGTATGGCGCAGCACACCGATTGGGGCGCAGCCGGAACCGGAGCACCCACTGCGAAAGCTGCTGGAGCGACCGAACCCGGATATGGGGGAGGCGGAATTCGCACAGTATGCAGTGACATATGCGGCGGTGGGCGGTAACTGCTATGTGTGGAAAGAGCGCAGCGCAGATGGGCGGGTGATTGCCCTGTGGCCGTTCCACGACGGGAATATGCGCCCGGTACCGGGGAAGAGCTCGGTAGAGGGCCTGGTAGGGTATTACGAATACGATCCGGGCGACGGGCAAAAGGTGAAGGTCAGTAAAAAGGACGTGGTGCATTGGAAATGGATGGTGGACCCGGAGAATCCCTGGCGGGGGATGGGTGCAATCGAGGCAGCGGCAAAGGATGTGGACAGCGATGTGGAGAGCACACGGTACGTGTACAGCCTGCTGAAGAACGATGCGATCCCACGAGTGGCGGTGACGCTGGTGGAAGGCGACGAGCTGACCCCAGCGAAGGCAGAGCGGCTGGGGACGGCGTGGATGGAGAAGTACGGTGGAGAGAACCGGGGCATGCCTGCCTTCCTGGAAGCGGGGATGACGATCCAGCGGCTGGGGATGAACATGCAGGAGCTGAGCATGGAGGCGCTGAAGGAAGTGCCGGAGAGCCGGATCTGCGCGGCGTTCGGGGTGCCGCCGGTGATCGCATCGTTGCTAGTCGGGCTGAAGCGCTCGGATTACGGCGACGGCCAGGCGCGCAAGGCTTTTACGGAGACGACCTTAGCAGCCTTATGGCGGTCGTTTGCGAGCGAGCTGCAGGCCGGGCTGGTGGACGATTTTGGCGGCGGTGTGTACCTGAAATTCGATATGAACCAGGTGCGGGCGCTGCAGGAGAATGTGGGCGAGCTGTGGACCCGGATCGATAGGGCGGTGATCAACGGG